ACATGATGCGCGCGTCACCGAGCGACTGGGCGTCTGCCGCGATCGCCGCCTACCACCGGCACAACGCCGACATGATCGTCGCTGAAGCGAATCAGGGAGGTGACCTCGTCGAGTCGGTGCTTCGCGCTGTCGACCCGCGTGTCCCGATCCATCTCGTCCGTGCGTCGAGAGGGAAGCGCACCAGAGCGGAACCTGTCGCCGCGATCTACGAGCAACGCCGCGCGCATCATGTCGGCTTCTTCCCCGAGTTGGAGGATCAGTTGTGCTCGTGGGTGCCGGACATCGGTTCGTCCCCGGACCGGCTCGACGCGCTCGTCTGGGCGCTGACTGATCTGATCGTGGACCGTGCTCGGGCCGCGCCGGTGGTGATCCCGGCGTCGTTGGAGCAGGCGTCGCCGTGGCGAATCTGACGGGTTCGAGCCCAGATTCTTGATGCTGAAACCCGCATGAAATAAGGACTTCCCGGGCGTACCCGGATTTCTTCCGGATAATGTTGCGTGTACCGCCAGAAATACGGCATACTGTCGTCATGACACAGCACACCAACTTCACCGACTCCACCCCGCGCGAGATCGACATCAAGGTCGGTCACGCCATGAGCACCCTCTACCGCGTCTTCGCCGGGGAACTCGACCGGGTCGCCGGGATCGCCTCCCAGTACGCCTCGTACTGGGACGCAGAGCCGGGCGCCCACAGGAACAGCCGCTTCGTCGTCGTCAGCCTTTACATCAACCGCGAGTACCGCCGGTTCCACATCGACACGACGAAGTACGAGTGCTCGAAGCCTGACTACAGCCACTTCGCGGTCGACGGCTACATCGTCGACTCGAACGGTCCGAGCAACCAGATCGACCCGAACGCGATCGCGATCCTCCGCGAGCGGTCGGTCAGCGCCGAGTACGTCGCCCGCGAGATGGCCGCTGAGGACGACCGGTGCGCCGAGATCATCGCCCGCATCGACGAGGCCCGCGAGATCATCGCCGCCGGTGACGCCGAGTACAAGGCTCGCGGCGGCTGGAACCGCTACTACCTCGTGACCTCCTCCTCCGGCCACATCCACTCCTCGATGGGATGCTCGACCTGCCACAAGGGGAAGCACGACACGACGTTCGCTCTGGTCGCCGATCTCAGCGACGCTGACACGAGCGAGGCGGTCGACATCTTCGGCGCGGCGCTCTGCTCGGTCTGCTACCCGGCGGCTCCGGTCGAGTTCACGAACGAGGTCAAGATCACGAAGGCGGCGGCTGAGGCGTTCGAGGCCGACGGCATCGACGGGTTCCGCGCCTACACCGCGAAGATCGCGGCACGCAAGGCCAAGCGAGAGGGGAAGTGATGAACGACATCGACCGCGAAGTGTTCCGCATCGAGGTGACCGCCGGTCCACGCGACCGGCAGATGCTCGCCGACCTGAAGTACCTCGCCGACCTCGCCCTCGACTCCCAACGGTGGACCGTCCGCGAAACCGAGATGGCAGTCGCCGAACTCCACGGGATCACCGCCGCCGGTCAACGGCTCAACTCCGCAGGCTGGCGGGACGTCGCCGACGTCGCAGAGCGCGTGCTGATCTTCGCGCTCGACGACGCGATCGGCGCATACATCGCCGCAGAAGGCAACCCGACAGCCGAGGCCGCGTTCAAGACCATCGTCGCCGACATCGCCCAGACGCACGCCCGCCTGAAGCGCAACATCGAGGACCTGCTCGCTGACATGGCTGAGATCACGCTTCACGCCGATCTCGCGATGTACGAGAGCAGGATCAAACTCGCGGAGCGCGTCGAAGCGTCTCAGGCGCACGCGCTCGACGGCTGATAGCGTCGCGCCTCGACACACAGCAGGCCCGTCCCGGCAGGAGAGTCATGGCTCCCCGGGACGGGCCGTGTGTCATCCTGAGAAGGTGAACGCCACGCCGAAGCCGACCTGTGACCTGTCGACCGTCTGCGGCTGGTGCGGCGGACCGATGCGACCCGAGCACGCCCACTACCGCTGTACCCGATGCGGAGCACGCGACTCATGCTGTGACGGTCCCTACTGACCGCCGTTCAGAGCCGAGGCGGATGCGCTACCCTGTCGCCTCGTGGACACCGTGTCGACTGACCCGCTGAGCAAGGCTCGCCCAACCTCGACTGACTTCATGGAGATCGGCTCGTCCGGCCTTCACCAGTACGGCGGCGAGATTCAGCAGGACTTCCTACGGCAACTCCGAGGTAAGCAGGCGTACGCCAACTACCGGGAGATGGCTGACAACGATCCCGTAGTCGGCGCGATGCTCCACTCGATCGAGATGCTGATCCGTGCGGTCGACTGGACAGTCGAACCGTCCGACCCGGACGACGAACGCTCCATCGCGGAGGCCCAGTTCGTGTCGTCCTGTCTCGGGGACATGAGTGACTCGTGGGCTGACACGCTCGCCGCGATCCTCGGCTTCCTCGTCTACGGCTACTCGTATCACGAGATCGTCTACAAGCGACGACAGGGCTTCACGAAGGACTCCCGCACCCGCTCGAAGTATTCGGACGGACGGATCGGCTGGCGCAAACTGCCGACCCGTTCACAGGAGACCATCGACCGGTGGAACCTCGACGATAACGGCGGCATCAAGGGCGCATACCAGAACGACCCGAACTCCCGGAAGAAGGGCGTCGTCTACCTGCCGATCGAGAAGGCGCTCCTGTTCCGCACCACCTCGAAACTGAACAACCCGCAAGGCCGCTCGATTCTCCGCAACGCCTTCATCCCGTGGTACTACAAGCGCCGCATCCAAGAGATCGAAGCGATCGGCATCGAACGTGACCTCGCCGGTCTCCCTGTCGCGCTTGTCCCGCCGCAACTCCTGTCGAACGCCGCGACCGCCGAGGAACGTGCCGCGCTCGACGCGATCAAGCAGATCGTCCGCAACGTGAAGCGTGACGAGCAGGAAGGCATCGTGTTCCCGCTCGCCTACGACCCCGAGACAGGGAACCCGGCGTACGACCTGAAACTCCTGTCGACCGGCGGGCGTCGCCAGTTCGACACCGACGCGATCGTCGGACGGTACGACCAGCGGATCGCGATGACCGTGCTCGCTGACTTCTTGCTCCTCGGTCACGAGAACGTCGGCTCGCAGGCGCTCTCCGTGTCGAAGGTCGACCTGTTCGTCCGCTCACTCGACGCCTACCTGTCGGAGATCGCCGAGGTGTTCAACCAGCACGGCATCCCGCGCCTGATGCGTCTCAACGGTGTCGACGAGGCGTTGTCGCCGACGTTGACATGGTCCACCCCGAAGTCCGTCGATCTCGGCGCGCTCGGCTCGTTCATCACTTCGCTCGCTCAGGCTGGCGCACCGCTGTTCCCCGACGAGAACCTCGAAGGGTATCTGCGGGGCGTGGCCGGTCTCCCGGTCGGGAACGCCGAGGAAGTCTGACCGATGCCCGGCTCGATCCGGGCTGTCCGCCACAGGGTCGACCCGATCCGAGGCCGAGGCCGCATCCCGCTGTCGAAGGCGCGGAGCGCTGGACGCCCTCAGTTCAGGGACGCCGGTTCGGACACCCTGTCACGGCAGGAGGAAGCGATCGCCGACGCGATCCGTGCCGCCTACGACCTCATCCCGCCTGAGAGCCTCCTGAACGCCATCGAGACGGCTGACACCGCCGGATACGCCCGGACGGTGCTCACAGCCCTCACAGACGCCGCAGAGGACCTTCAGGACGTACTCCTCGAATCGTTCGTCGCATCCGGTGAGACGTCAGCGATCGACCTCGGACGCGAACTGTCCCGCCAGTACACCCGAGTCGGGAAGGCCGACGCGCCATCACCGTCCGATGTCGCGCTCCGCTTCCGGTTCAACGCCACCGATCCGAGAGCGACCGCGTGGGCTCAGACCGAAGCCGGACGGCTCATCACGAACATGGCCGCATCCGAACAGGCGATGTTCCGTCAACTCGTCGAGCAGTCGTTCGTCGAGTCACGCACCGTCCAGACGACAGCGTCGTCGATCTTCCAGCAACTCCAGACCGTCACCCCGTCACCGGGCGCACGCGACTTCGCGGAAGCGCTCGGCGGCAACCTGAATGGGTTGACGACACGGTACGAGCAGGCGGTGATGAACCGTGTCGCGAACGTCGCTGACGATCTGGCGAAGCGTGGCATCACCGGCACGAAGGCTCTGGAACGGATGCGGAAGGAAGGCGACAAGTACGCGACGAAACTCCGCCGGACACGGTCACGGACGATCGCCCGCACGGAACGCATGATGGCGCACAACCAAGCACGGCTCCTGTCGTACCAGCAGGCGATCGACGCTGGGATCATGTCGCGCGAGCACTCACGGAAGGTGTGGTCGACCGGACCGTTCGACGTCTGCCCGATCTGTGTCGGTATGGCAGGAACCGAAGCGAAGGTCGCGGACCCGTTCACTCTGCCGAACGGCTCGCAGGTTCAGGCACCTCCGGCTCATCCGAACTGCCGTTGTACTCTCTCGACCCGCACCGACACCGACCTGTATCAGCCTCCGCAGGCTCTAGGTACCGGTGTGCCGGGTGACCCGTTCCGGCTTAGCGGTCAGCAGTTGACGCCGGGCGGTCGAATCGCGACTCAGGTCCGGCTTCCCGGTGTCCCTGTCCCACCAGCACCGACTCCGCCGCCACCGACGCCACCAGCACCAGCGGCTACACCGCCTCCTCCAGCACCACCAGTTCTGGAACCGCCTCCTGTTCGGGCTCCGCGTTCGCTTGGCCCGGGACCGAAAGGCGGTCGAACCTTCAGAGACGCGGTCGAACTTCCTGAAGCGCAACGTGGCGAACTGCTCCAACGCCGCAAGTCCATCGAGGACCTGCTCGGCAAACTGGACACGATTCACGGTCTGCCAGAGGACGACGTCGCACGCACCGTCCTCAGGTTCGGAGGGAAGAACTCCGGCAAGGGCGGACACTTCACGCCGGGTACACGCGGACCGAAACCGCGACGCGCACGAGGCATGTCGTTCGACGAGTGGAAATCGAAGGTCGACGAGTACAACGCCCGCGCACTCAACCCGGAGATCATGATCGCCAAGACCTCCGACGAGTTCATTGGTCAAGGCATGTCCGACATGATCCACGAACTCGGACACCGCGTCGACTGGGACGGCAAGAACTTCGTCTCACGCAAGGCATGGAGAAGCGACGAGACCCGCGTGCTACTCGGCAAGTATCGCTCCGAGTGGATGGATCACCTCGATGAGATCGTCGATCAGGATGTCCGCGACTTCGCAGAACTCGGACGCATCGTCCGTGACGCCGACTCCGTCAAGAAGTACCTGAAGGGCGCAACATCCGCGCACCGCCAGTACTACACCGACATCGCCGAGGTATGGGCTCGCTCGTACAACCAGTACATCGCAGAGATCGTCGCCGACCCGCGTGTCACGACCTACATGAACCGGATGAAGGAGATCGGCTACCAGTTCTCCGACGAGGAGTTCGAGGCAGTCCGAGAGATCGTCGAACGCATCCTGCGTCGTCGAGGTCTGATGCGCGAACTCGACGACATCGCCCGCCTACCCGACGTCGCGCCACCTACATCCCCGCCGAAGCCGCCGTCACCGCCGAGCGCGCCACGCGCAACAGCGGGACCGTCAACCGCCGACGACGTCACCGACGCCCTCACTCAAGCAGGGTTCGGTCGTTATCAGATCGCCGTCCCAGACGACGCCGCCGCTCTCTGGCAGAGGACCGTCGCGTCAGAGGACGAGATGAAGTTCGCCCTTAGCAAACTGCGATGGACCAAGTCAGACGAGGTCCAGCGTTGGAAGGATGCGATCGTCGCCTCAGCGGACGATCTCAGTCCTGAACAGGCAAAGGCTCTCGCCAATGTCATCGTCGAACAGTTCGTGTCCGATGCCCAGAAAGCATGGGAATACTCGCGGGGTTTAGAGTTCGACGAGATCATCAAGTTCTACCGACAGCACGGACGGCTGAAGGGTGTCTCCGATGCTGAAGCCCGCCGCATCCTTCGCGAGAGCAGAGAACAGTTCGCGGACTTCATGGGTGAAGCGAAGATTTCGGTTCAGATCAACCCGTCGAATCTGGAGAAGGTGCTCGACGACGGACGCCTCAAGTCACAGTTCGAGACCGACACTTCAGGCGGCATCAAGGACATCGCCCGCCGCCAACGAAACGAAGCCCAGACGTTCGGTGTCAGGTTCGACGAAGATGTCGTGAACCGCCCGATCTACGGTCACATCGAACTGCCCGGTCGGGCGAACTCGATGACCGACCACTATGGCTCTGCTCGCCTCATCCTGAAGGACGAAGTCCGGGATCGCGCGACGTACGTCAGCGAAGATTCTCTGACAACGACGATCCGTGCCGAACCTGTGAATCGTCCACGGCTCGACACCGCACACTTCGACTTCGATGGCTGGCCTCCTTCTCACGGTCGAGGATTCGTCGAGACTCAGGTGTTCGGCGGCGTCCGAGTCGACGACATCGCTGAAGTTGTGTTCGATGTCAGCACGAGCGGCTACAAGGCCCCAACTGCTGAACTCCTGAAGCGTCTCGACGACGCGAACATCCCGTACCGATTCGTGCGCCGCGCGGAGCAAGGCACCAGTCAGACGAAGTTCGATCTGATCGACATGCCGAATCCTCTCGGCAAAGGCTTCGAGCGTCCGGTGCTGAACGAAGCGACTGTGTCGTTCGACGAGTTCGTGTCACAGGGCAGAGAGTTGGCGGACCGCTTCGTCGCCGAGCACGGCTACTCGTGGGACATCGCCCGAGGGAATCCGTCGTTCGTCGAGATGGCGAAACGAAACGGCTTCAACGCGAAGCCTCTGAAGGTGTCGGACGCCGAATGGGAACAGGTTCTCGCCGATGGCTGGACTCCGATCTACCGAGGGCTGAACGGAGATAGCGCCGAGGACGTCGCAAGTTACGTCGCCCAGTTCGTCGACGCCGACACGCCGTTCGGCGGGTCCGGCATGTTCGGTTCTGGGCATTACGTCACCGACGTCCGGTCCACCGCTGAGGCGTATGCGCGGGAGGCACACGGGCTTGGTCAAGCGAAAGGTGCGAGAGCCGCAGGTGAAGTGATGGACCTCGCTCTACATCCCGAAGCGAAGGTCGTCGAACTCGACGACCTCCACAAGGAGATGAGGGCGTTCATCGAGGAACGCCGAGCGTTCGACGCTCAGAACCTTCGGAGGACCGCCACGAACGAGTTCGGCGAGGTGTTCGAGCAGTCGATTCCGTTGGAGGAGTTGGCTCCCGAGATTCGTGAGCAGGCCGAGAACCTGAACGCGATGTACCAGTTGATCGAGGAGGACCCCGGGCGCTTCGCGTTGGCCCGAGGGTACGATGCGGTCAGGATTCGGAATCCACAAGTGTCGTACGACCAGCCGGAACTCCCGGACACCTTCTTCGCCATCCTCAACCGAGGAGCATTAGCAGTACGGAGGTCAGACCTGTGACGCCTGACGAGATCGCCCTATCGCGTCGAGCCGGAAGGATCGTGAACATGATCGCACCCGACATCCAGATCAAGTTCAGGGAAGCGGTGAGAGCCGCCGCCTCGATCTCGGACGTTCGCGCCCCGTATCGCTCGTGGCTCATCAACCCGCGCAACATTCCGACCGACCAGAGATCGAAGGTGTACGACCCGCGCACCGGGACCCTTGTCGATCGTCCGATGGCTGATCTGAGCGTGGACTGATGGGCTCACGCATCGCACGACACGACGACGGTGAGTACCTGTTCTTCGAGGACTACGACGATCAGGGATTCGCTCGCGGCTACATCGTCGGCGCGACCGGCAAGCGCATCCCGGTCCCGCGCATCGCGTCGCTCGTGTATCGAGGCTATGGGTGGACACTCACGAAACAGGGTCAGAGGACCCGCCTGCTTCCGAAGGAGGACTGATGGCACCGGAACCGCAACTGCCGCCCGACACCGACTACGACCGGACACAGGACCGCGATCGGCGCTTCGGTCGCCGCGTCAAGTACGACGACGTCTACGACCTCGACGGCAACCTCCTCGAACCGATGTCCGTGCTCGACGACCCGTTCTGAGCCCGAGAACCCGCCACGCAACCTGACCGCTACCATCGGCGCTCGTGGTCGCTGTCCCCTCGTACGTCGCGTCGAACGCCCGCAGAGGGCTCGACATGCTCGAATACGCCGGGAGTGGACTGCGACCCCGCACGATCCGTGAAGCGCGCTCTATGGCCCGAGGAGAGGTCTCTGCGGACAAGGTGCGTCGCATGGCGGCATGGCTCGCTCGACATGACGGCGATCTGAAGTCCCCGAAGGCGGACGCCTTCCTCGACGGTGACTCTGACCGTCCGACACCGGGACAGGTCGCGTGGCTGTTGTGGGGAGGCGACATCGGACGCGGCAACCGTGACCGTGCTCGCGAGTGGGCTGAACGGACCCGTGACCGGCTGATCCGGGAGGGCGAACTCGAAGCCGCGACACCCGGCGAGGTGCGTGTCGGGACTGCTGTCCAGTACCCGGTGCCGAAGCCGCCCGATCCGACCGAGTACGCGACCGGGATCGTGACCCGCATCTCCCGCACCGGCACCGTCGAGATCGGCGGCGAGAACCGCGACGCAACGACCGCTGACCCCGCTGTCGTCATCGAGGTGTACGCCCGACAGGGCGACGAGTTCGTTGAGACCGATCGGCGTGTCGTCCGCAACGTCTCCGAGGTTCGTGTCGTCGGCTCGATCGCCGACCGCATCCGCAAGGAGGTGTCCGCCCGCATCCGGCAAGTGCTGGAGGGCAAGGTCGAGGAGCACAACGCGAAGTACACCGGAGCCGGGAAGCGTGTCACGCTCAGGATGCTGACTGCCGTGTTCGAGCGCGGCGTCGGCGCGTACAGGACGAACCCGGGCTCGGTCCGTCCGACCGTGACGTCAGCGGACCAATGGGGACTCGGACGAGTCAACGCCTTCCTGACCGCTGTCCGCACCGGCAAGTTCCCGCGTGCCGCGTTCGACCGTGACCTGCTTCCAGAAGGTCATCCGCTGTCAAGCAAGTCCTGAACGTGACAGGACCGCCGACCGGGGGAAGGTCGACGGTCCAGTCGGTCCCGGGACTTCAAGGGGGAGGAAGTTCGACCGGGACGATCTGAGGTTGGACGGTATCAGTTCGTGATCGCCTCCTGCTTGGAGTAGAAGCGGCGAGCCGCCCACTTCTCAGCGACGGCGACCATCTCGGCGAAGGTGCCGTACCGGTAGCGGCGCGACGACTTGTGCGGTCCCTGCGTGACGAGGCGGAACTGGTAGTCGTTCGGGTGCTTCGGCTGGTCCGCCGGGATGATGGTGATCCGGCAGATGTACCGGGCGAGGTTGCCGGTCTGGTCGTCGAGAACAGGGTTGCCGTTCATGCTGACTACCGTTCCGAGCCACGAGGCGAAGTCGCCTTCCGGGTTGGTCGGTCGGAAGTCGACCGTGGCGCGAACCTTGCGAGCGCTCATCAGTTGCCTCCTTCCGGGACGAAGTCGAGATCGTGCGTCGCGACGAGGCGACCGATGCCGTCGCCGCCGCCGATCGCGTGGACTCGGACCTCGGCGATCCGGAGACCGAGGTCGCCGCCGAAGTCGATGCGGTAGAAGCCGCCGACGACTCCGCCGTCGGTCGCCTTCCAGTTCGCGACTGCGTTCTCGCAGGCGTCGGTGAGGGTGGTGGTGGGCTGGGACATGGTGACCTCCTCGGTCGGGTTGGTGGTGGTGTTGGTGGTCATCACTTGACCTCGACCCAGACGAACTGCTGGAACCCGTAGGAGCGGCGGTCGACCCACGAGTAGTTAGGGCGGGTGCCTGACTTGGCGCGCTGAAGGGTGAAGCCTCGGTGGTTCTTGTAGTCCGCGACTTCCCAGCGCTGGATGCGGTTGTACTGACGCTCGAACGGGATAACGAGGTCGGAGACCCGATGGTCGAACGCGAAGCCGCCTCGGATGTTCCACTTCGGGTCGCCGCCCTCGTAGGAGGCGAGAACGACGTCGCCGTCGCGGACGCTGGCTAGCCTCCGCTTGTGGTAGGTGCGGCCGTTGATCTCAACCGTCCTCAGGCTCTCGTCGATCTCAACGTTCGGGTCGGTGTAGTCGATGGTGTCGGTGTTGTTCGTTGTCATGTCCTCAGTATTGCCGATCCACGCAGGTAACACAACACCTACACGAAAGAAATCCGGATAGAGATTCTGAAACCCGCAGAACATAAGGGTTTCGTGCCGAAAAAATCTGGACAGATAACGCTCATCCGGAGCCGATCTGGACCTCAGACGCCCCGATCGGGACCCTCTGCTACCCTGCTCGACGTATGACTGTCGAGCGCGAGGACGAGACCGTGGAGGCCGGATACGGCTACGAGATGAAGGACGACGACGAGTACGGCGACGACGGTCAGGTCGATCCTCTCGACGAACTGCTCGACGCCTACCAGTCGTTCGTCCGTCTCGGAATGGAGGAGATGGCAGACGAGGCGATGGCACTCGTTCACGAACTTCAGTCGATCATGCTCGGCAAGGGACGCGACTACTCGAAGGGTCATTCGATGGGACACGGGAACCCGGTCGCGTGTCTGTCGCAGGCGTACCTCGGGCTCGTCATGTTCCCCGACGCCCGCGAACTCGCCGGGAAGATTCTCGCGCTCATGGACCGCGCCGCGACCGCGATGATGCCCGCCGAGGACGGGCCGGAGGAGGAGGCGACTGATGACGTTGAGGAAGGTTATGGGATGGATGGCGGAGGGGCTGGCGGCGGTGCTGGTGGTCGTGGTCGCCGTCGTCGCGTTCGCCGCGAAATCCGTTCAGAGGACGGTCAGTTCTGCGTCTACTCGGAGACCGGTCGCGCCTTCGGGTGCTACGCCTCGCGTGATGCCGCCGCTGAACGTCTCGCCCAGATCGAGTCGTTCTCGGAGGCGATGATCTCGAAGTCGACGCTCCCTGAGTTGATCGACCAGCACGACCTGTCGCATCGGGTTCCGACGGTGACCGAAGCGATCAAGACGGTTCACGATCTGATCTCCGACGAGATCGAGGTCGTGTTCGAGGTCGCCGAGCCGTACGCGCTGTCGAACGACGAGAAGTTGGCGATGCTCGGCACTCTCGAAGGCGGACTCGTCGCTAAGGCGGCGGAGTACCGGTACACGCTCGGACCGGCGTACGTCCCCGACCGCGAGGACGCTCACGGAGAGTTCACCGACAGCGTCACGCTCCAGAAGGCGATGTGGGACTGGGTTCGCAAGGGCGACCGCACGATCTACCTTCAGCACTCCGACAAGGCGGCGGGCGAGATGGTCGAGATGATGACGCTCCCGTTCCCGCTCGAAGCCGAACTGACTGTCCC